TAGAACCAACTGCACCACCAGTTGCAGAAAGCATGGGCATGAGCAAGTTAAAAGCCAAACTGATCAAAGCAGTTGAATGTGGTGCTGGCCCGGATACACAATTAGATTTTGGTTCTAGAAAAATGAGCCTAATGAGTGCATTGAAAGAATGTGGCATCGATCCTTCAAGCATTGGTATGAAGCCACGTAGCAGCGATGGCAACGGCGTACAGGAAATTTTAAAAAGCATTTCTGGTTTTTGGAACAGAGATGCAACCATCACAGAAGGCAACTTTACCAAAGGCGGTACTTGGACCAAACAACACGTGGTGTCCAACTTTAAAAATGGTGAATACGACCATGCCACCAAGGAAGATGTTGGCCGAGTATTGTCCATGATTGAGAAAATGGATCCCAGCAGTGATGCTGGCGGACTAAATCGCATGAAGCAGATGGCTGGTATTGCACAATCTCATGGCATGAATGAAGACCCTAACGAAGATGATTTTGCTAAATTTATGCAGGATCATCCCGAAGCAGATATTGAAGCACTGGTAAAAAATTACAAAGATCAAAATGCAAATGATCCAAGTTCTGCAAACTATACCAATAACATGGATAAAGCAAGTGATTCAGCCTCAGCTGCTCGTCCTCCAGCCTCTGCTAATCAGAACACAAATAATAATCAAACTGGCACAATTGACGGCAAGCCAGCAAGTCATGCAGATGCAATGGCCAAGTTTAGAGACATTGCCAAGGGCATGAAACTAAAATTACCAGGCATGGATGGACAAGATGGTCCGGACCTTGACTTTAGTGATCCTTCCAAAATGGGTTCGCAGATTCAAAGTCACGTGGGCAACATGATGAAAGGCATGCAAGGCAAAATGCCACAGGGCAAAATGGAACTGCCAGGCGGCATGGGCAACTTGGATCCAAACGCTATGATGCAACAGATCATGAGCAAGATGCCAAAATCAGGCATGACGCAAAACAACTCATCATCTGGAACTGTTGACGGCAAACCTGCAAGTTTTGATGATGCCATGGGCAAGTTCAAAGGCATGGGAGGATCAATGAATCCTCAAGACATGATGAGTCAAATGCCTGGCGGTGACAAAATGGATTTCAAACCTGCTGACCAAGCTAATTTATTGCAAGTTGATAATCCTGAGTATGTGGCAAGACGAGCAGCCGCGCTGAAAAAACCCGGAGCAGTTGTGGGACAAACCACCATGGAATCAAACAACGAATTGGCCTCATGGCTAAAAATTGCAGGAATTAAATAATATGAAAAAAATTACAGAAACCCAATTGAAAAATCGTGTGAACGGTTTGAGAGAATACATGGCCATTCTAAGTGAAGAAGGTCCCGGCAGCGTCGGCAATGCTCCGGCAGCGGCAGCTCCGGCAGCGGCAGCTCCGGCAGCTGGTGCACCAGCAGATAATAGAAATATTTTTCAGAAAGGCTATGATGCTGTTTCAGACTTTCATAAAAAGAATACTGAACGATTCTATGCAAAACAAGCTGCTGATGCGGCGGCAAACAGTCCAGAAGGTATGGCAGCAGCCAAGGCCAAACTAACACCAAGTCAATTAAAGTGGCTGGGCAATGCTCAACCAAGTCCAGAAATTTTACAAAGAGTGCCAGAACCAACGGCCAAGGAAAAAGCAGATGCAGAATTAGCTAGAATGAAACAATTGGCTGGCACACCTGCAGATCCATCTAACCCAACTGATCAACGACTTGCCGCTGGCACACAAACAGCAAACACAACAGCACCTGCAGATCCATCTAACCCAACTGATGCACGACTTGCCGCTGGCACACAAACAGCAAACACAACAGCACCTGCAGATCACGGAACTCCTTATGACGATGAAGGCAACATGATGCCTGGATGGTCTAAAGATGAAAACAATAATCCAGTATGGGTTGGTAATCAAGATGGCAAAACATTTGTCGAACCTGCTACCCAAGCATTGGCCAATCAAGCTCGTCAAACTGCAAAAGAAAAAGAAATTGGTGATAATCAAGACCGTGAAGATCAAGAAAGAGGCAGAGATCCAGCACAGGATGCTCAGGGAAATTATATACCAATTTCTTCAACTCAAACAGTTACTCCACCAGCCGCAGTAACAAAAGATCAAAGTGACGGTCCAACAGGCCAAGCATTGGCTAGAATGGGGATCAGCAAGAAAGACAGACTTGATCAAGCATTTGTAGATAGAATGTTGGGTGCTGGGAAATATAAAGCAGGAAGTGCAGCATCCAATTTGGCTTTGTTAAAAGCTAAACCAACAGCGGCCCCTGCACTTACAGCACCAGCGGCGGATCCTCGCGATTTGGAAAAAGGAAATACTAGAGGTACTGGACAACCGCCCACATACAAATCTCCACCTGAACCAAGTCAGTTTACCAATGTGCCTTATCCCCCAACACCAAGGCCTATGAATGTCAAACCGTTACCTGGTCGTATGCCTGCTAAGGAATCAGTTAGCTATGCAGACGATCAAACTTTGGCAAGAATAGTTTCATTGAGTCGTAGATAATTGGTGAAATTAAACCACATTTAAGCAAGATTTCTCTTGCAAAGATAAATAAAAACGTATACAATAACATGTATGCGTTTTTTGCTTTAGTAGGTTCTAAAGCAATACAGGCACATAAAAATAGCAGAAATGCAAAACATAGGCTTACAACTGGAGAAATACTATGGCTACATTAGCAGAAATCAGAGCAAAACTTAAGGCAGCAGAATCGAAAGGTTCAGACGGTAACAGAACAGGTGGAGACAATTCCATTTATCCATTCTGGAATCTCAAAGAAGGCGACGAAGCATCACTACGCTTCCTACCAGACGGTAACGCCAATAACACTTTTTTCTGGGTTGAACGTGCAATGATCAAATTGCCATTCGCTGGAATCAAAGGTGAATCAGAAAGCAAACAAATTACAGTACAAGTTCCATGCGTAGAAATGTATGGCGAAGGCAATACATGCCCTATCTTGTCAGAAGTCCGTGCATGGTTTAAAGACCCAGCATTGGAAGACATGGGTCGTAAGTACTGGAAGAAACGCAGTTATATTTTCCAAGGATTCGTTGTTGAAGACGGCCTTGCTGAAAAAGAAACTCCGGCAAATCCAATCCGTAGATTTATTATTGGTCCTCAGATCTTTACATCAATCCGTGCGGCATTGGTTGATCCAGAGTTGGAAGACTTGCCAACAGATTACGTACACGGTATTGACTATCGTATGAAGAAAGGTAGCAAAGGCGGTTACGCTGACTACTCTACTAGTACTTGGTCACGTCGTGAGCGTCCATTGAACGATGCTGAACAGGCAGCAATTAAGACTCATGGCTTGTTCAACTTGAACGACTTCTTGCCTAAAAAGCCAACTGACGTTGAGCTCAAGGTTATGAAGGAAATGTTTGAAGCATCGGTTGATGGCGAGCCATATGATATGGAACGTTGGGGTCAATACTTCAAGCCAGCTGGTATGAGCCAGAACACTGGCGATCCACAAAAAGCATCTACTCCTAGATCAGCTCCTGCACCAGTAGCAAGCCATGACGAAGATGACGCACCTGCTACAGTAGTAAAAGCTACTCCAGCACCAGCACCAGCGGCTGAAGCAAGCGGTGGCGACAATCGTGCCCAAGACATCTTGGCAATGATTCGCAATCGTCAGAAGTAAAACGTTCGGCCTGGGCCTCTGTGACTTAGTCATACGCCCGTGCTATCTATAGGAGAAAAATAATGGCAAGAGTACAAAAAATTAATGAGAACTTCTCTCTAAGTTTTAACAGCAGAGAAGACCAAACAGGCGATACAGTAGCAGACATTGATGTTAGATTTGACAACCCCAAGGATGATTCTGTTATAATTAATAGACTAAACACTTGGCTTATAGCAATCGGTCGTACTGACATTGTTGTAAGCCCAAAGAAATTTCCAAAGGGTGAATAATTATGGCAACTAAAGCGTTTGACCTAAGTAAATTTAGAAAAACCTTGACTAAGTCAATTGACGGTCTTGGTGTAGGATTTAATGACCCTACAGATTGGGTAGGTACTGGTAATTATGCCTTGAATTCCCTTATTAGTGGTGACTTTCACAAGGGTATTCCTTTGGGCAAGGTTACTGTGTTTGCCGGAGAATCTGGTGCTGGTAAAAGTTATATTTGTTCTGCAAACATTGTTAAAAATGCACAGGAACAAGGTATATATGTTATCTTAATCGATAGCGAAAATGCACTTGACGAAAAATGGCTACATGCACTTGGTGTAGATACAAGTGAAGATAAATTGCTTAAACTCAACATGGCTATGATTGATGATGTGGCTAAAACCATCAGTGAGTTCATGAAAGAGTACAAAGCAATGGAGACTCGTCCTAAGGTCTTATTTGTCATAGACTCATTGGGTATGTTGCTTACTCCTACTGACATTAACCAGTTTGAAGCCGGTGATATGAAGGGAGACATGGGCCGTAAACCTAAAGCACTTACCAGTTTAGTACGTAATTGTGTTAATATGTTTGGTAGTTATAACGTAGGTATGGTTTGTACTAA